TATAGAGGTTTCTTATCATTACCTATAAAATTATAATCAATAGCTGTTGAATCAATATTTAAAGAACCACCTGTGGACTTAAGAACCTCAGTTAGAATTGAAGTAACACTATCAGAGATCTTACCCTCATATCTCTTCACTACTCTAGTTTGTTCATTAGCAAAGTATTCTTTTGAACAGAGGTCAATGAAATATACATCTTTCTGTGTTCCAGGTGTTGCATTCCTGGCTCTATTCACATAGAGACCCTGTTTAAAACTAAGTTTATTGCCCTGTTGATCTTCAATATCAACATCAACTCTCTCACCACCTCTGATCGGAAGACCATCAAGAAGGCCCTGTGTTGCTAAAGTATCTTTCCCTTTAGATTCATATCCACTTTCAGCCACAACCAAGGTGGCAGTGATGGTGTTTGATAACACACTCTCATAGTATGAAATCTCTGGTGTAATAGCAGAAATATCCACAACTTCACCATCAGTATTAGATGAGATGGTAAGCTTGTTTATATTAGCAGCTGCTGTTGATGAATATTGTGTCATTAACCTTGTTTATATAAGAATCCTAGTAGTTGTGATTTATAGTAACTATTTACCACATCACCAGAACCTATTATTACTGGAGTTCCAGCTCCCCCTCCTCCACCTACGGCACCACCTCCACTACTTGGATGTGACATCATGACTACAGTTGAACCTGTTGTTTCATATGGTAGTTGTTGTGATATACTAGCAACTGAAGATGTTGTCTTTGATCCTCCAGTTGGTGATGTAGAGATAGAAACACCTGGTGTAGAAGATGGTGGTACCTGTCCAAGACTTACTGTCCCTTGACCACCACCAACTCTACTATCACCATGTCCTGTCCTAGCGATAACCTGACCCTTTGAATCTTTAATCTCTACAAAATTACCATACCCACCACCAGATGAGAATGAAGCCGACTGAGCACCAACTGTAGGTGCTAGGATCTCAGCACCCTCTGCACTCTTATCAAATCTATTAACACCCTTCTTAGGAATGTAATAGTCCATACTATTTCTGTCATTATAACTTGAGTGACTATGAGATGCAAACACTCTCTCCAATAGTTTGACCTTCTCATCATAAGATGCATTAACATTCCATGTCTCACCTTCCACTCCAGAGTTAGAGAACTCCATAAGTCTACCCTGAGAGTTATATCCCGCAGCCATTTGATCAACCATATCAATCTTCTGTTTCATAGGAACAGACTTCATAATCTGTGTGTCAATATGGAAGTCAGCACTACCACCAATGTGTGCTGATGGACCAGTTACCAGTCCAGTCTTAAGGGCTCCACTATCACCACCAGTACCAGGAACTGTTGGAGTCTGAGGATGAGATTGTTGAGCTGGTGGTCCAGGTTGCACCTTTACTGGTTGTGGCACTTCAGCCATTGGTGTGGTTGGTCGTACTTGTGCTTGATTTTCACCTGTCAGTGGACCACTCTTTGAATTTGGTGGAGCCATTTGAATTGTAAATCCACCACCTGTTCCAAGATAATCCTTTGCCGCAACACTAAGGTCCAACATATGATTAGATGAATGACCCTGGACACCAGGACCAACATCATTTACCCTGATTATAGCTTTTTTCCCATTCTTATTTGTCACAACTAGATGGAAAGGTTTCTTAAGTGTCCTGCCACCAGGGAAATCCTTAGCTGCAACAGTCATTGATGATGGTAGTTTAGCAAGTAATGGTGGGAAAGCAGCTGCTGAGAATATTTCAGGAATATACCCCTCACCAGTAGAGGTAGCGGGTAATCCCATGTCTGTCTTGAATCCACTAGCATTTATCCCACCGAGTGATGGATCATAATATGTGGTCTTTACATCTGAAATCGTAAGAGCACCAGATGCAATTGGACTAGCCAATCTACCAGGACCCATAGGTACCGTTGGTTCATTCTCCAAGTCCTCCCTATATCCATCTGGAGCAGGATCGGTCATTTCGGGTTGGATCTTTATCTCCTCAGGTTTTTCTTCGGATTTAACATCACCCTTATTCATTGGATCTCTGGTAAGGAAAGCCTTATAAACTTTAGGTATCACCGACAATGGATTCGCGAGTAATGGAAGTGGATTGATTATCTCACCAAGACCAAATACATTGAATTTAGGAAGACCATCCATCAATCTCGCGAATCCATCACCAGCCCAACTAAGAGCAGCCTGACCCATGGATAACATACCCTTGATATCTTCCTGCAACTTCTTACCGACGGCCTCAGGACCACCTCCCATAAGGAGATGATACATCAGGTCACCAGTATACTCACCAATAAGTTCACCAAGTAATGTTCCCACAACTGGGATAGGTATGAGTGATCCAAGGGTGCCACCCAGGACGGCACCAGCTGTCTTAAACAATGCCTGACTTATTGGATCACCACTCAACAAGGAGACGACCAATGTGATGAGACCGCCAATGACGGGTATTCTCTTAAGGAACTTAAGTGCTCCCTTACTCAAAGTAAGGAGTGACTTCTGACCGGCTTTCTTAGCAATTTTTGATCCTACAGCCTTAGCTGGTTGAGATGTTATCTTACCAGCCTTGATAGCTGTATTGACTCTTCTTGAAGCTTTAGCAGGGTTCATCCCCTTATCAACTAATTGTTTATATCTTTCAGCTGCCTCAGGACCGTGTTGCTTTAACACTCTTCTGAATGAATTGGTTACCTTACCACCCTTCTTAGCAGCATTTTTAGCAGCATTCGCAATACCCTTAGGAGATCCCTTCGGTGGTTTCTTACCACCAAATGGATTCATCAAAAACTTACCTAAGCTTTTGATTTTATTAATTATCCCTTTAGCCAGATTCTTCAATCCATTACCAATACCTTTAAAGGCACCCTTTATCGACTTACCAGCAGTCTTAAAAATACCTTTTATCGATTTGCCAAGTTTACCCAATCTTGGAAATGCCTTGCCGATAACTCTAAGGCCAGCTTTAATTCCTTTACCTAGAAGAGTGAAAGCTCCTTTAAGTATCTTACCAAAATTATTGAAGAAAGCTAGTCCAGCCTTAAGAAAACCAATTATCTTACTCCCGTTCTGTGTGATCCACAATAGGAGTGAACCAAGGAATATTTGAGTAAAGAATTTTAATGGATCAAATGGAGCAGCTTTACTAACCATACCCTTGGCCAGTCCACCGACAAAACCGGCACCCTTCTCCAACAGATTTTCTTTTTGTCTCTTTTTATCTTTTTCAGCAGCCTTACGTTCAGCCTTTTCTCTATTGTTGGCGGTTTTTAACTTAACCTGTGATGTTTTTTTGAGAACCTCAGTCAGACCAACAATACTATCAAGTTGATTATTGACACTCTCAAAAGATATCTTAGATGGTTTTCCCTCAATGTCTGGTTTATCTGGTAGTGACTCTACTCTATAGTTACCAACTATCGGTGTGGAGGCAACGATACTACCACCCTGTTGTTCTCCTTGAACACTTTCATCTTTGGATTTTGCCAGGGCACCACCTTTACCACCCTTTTCCTTCTTCTTTTTACCTTTACCAGTAACAAAATTCTTTGCCTTATCCTTTACAGCACCTTTTGCAGCACCCATCGCTGCCTTTTTTACTGACCCTGAGGCTAAAGCTTTGATTGCTGGACCTATAAGTGCTTGTACTGCCATTATCCTACGATATTGTAGATTGATTTGATGACAATGAATTCAGGATTCCCCATATCTCTAGCCGAGAACGAGGGAACTTGTTTCTGCCCGGCAGACGCAACAGTTGAATTTTGTGGTCCTGATCTAGACCCTCCACCAGGTAACGCCATGATCGACGGTTGCCCTTGTGTACTCGGAGGTGGTACATTTGGTTGTTTTTGTGGTGCTGTAATTTGTGCTGAAGGTGATGTAGTTTTTTGTATAGGTTTTCCTGCGGGAGTGTTGTTTATAATAGTTTTTTGTTCTTTACGGGCATTAGCTAATTTCTCATCAAATACTGATTTAAAGATCTGTTCCCCATTCTGATCGAAATATTTATTAACAGGAAGTAATCCCATGAAGGTAGATCCCTCAACATATGTACCTACGCCAGGTACTACAACTTTTTCACCAGAACCCTTATTGGTACTCCTTCTCTCATCAATAACTGCCATTGCTCTGTCAATCAGAGACAATGTTTTCTTTGCCTTATTAACTTTTGGTGATTGTTGAGATGGTGTCTTAACAGGTGCAACTGTAACTTTTGGTTCTACCGATGCCATCATATTGCCCGGTGGTGAAGTAACACCTGATTGACCTTGTTGCACCAATACTTGTTTCAATGCTTCACCACCCTCAATACCATTAAGTGTGGAGAGTAGGAGTTTTCTAGCCATTTCCTCAGAAGCTGGGCCCTGTTTTCTATCTTTAACTTCTTTCAGATATGGTCTGATTGCTGGGTCATCAATAGCCGCCATCTCCAAGATAGTTCCACCACCACTAATCACACCATAATCAGATGCATTATAAGTTGGATGTTCACCATATTGAGACATTAGGGCTTGGTCAACAGCTGATCTATTCTTGCCCATCATTGCACCTGCATGACCTTGACCGGCTGCACCAGTAGATTTGTCACTATTATACTTCCTTCTATCAAAATGGAGATCGACAAATTGTGAACCTTGATTGGACTCAACTGCATTAGGTACACTCTTCAATCCTTTTATAGTTTCAATGTTCTGGAACTTAATTACTTTTTCAATTGAGGTTCCCTTTACCATATCTCTCATGGTATCAACCAAGTGCATCGTAGCTTCATATTCTGCTACCTGTGTGGGGTTCATACCTGCCATTTGTCCACCGGCAGAGTATTGATCCGAAGTTCCAGTGTCTTGTGTTCCTTCAACATTTATACCATCAGCACCTTTAGGTATTCTTTTTTCGTAATTGGCACGAGTTGGTGCGTGACCAGCACTGAATGTCACATCCCTGACTAATCCACCACCAGTGAACCCTTGGACACTACCCATGGTTGGGATATTAGTGCCTCCAGCATCCCTATTCATGGCCAGAAGATTATTGGCACCATAGGATTGGACAGCTTTCTTACTCATCACAATCTCACCGGGTTGAGCCGCAATTAACTGAGTATCGGGTCCCATACCTGTGATGGTCTGACCAGAACTACCAGTTATAGAACCACCACCGGCAAATCCCATGTTGGATATCTCAATAGGAGGATTCATCATATTACTCATGGCTATCATACCACCACCAGCCATACCGACTATTGGTTTCATGATATTAGTACCACCCTTCCACCCACCGACGTTCAGGTTGATTACCTGGCCACCCTCCTTATATCCTGCTACCTTAGCACCTTCTACCTCACCACCACCAGCCATACCTTTGACTGGAGTAGATTCTTCTTTCTTTGGTGCTTCTGGTTTGAAGTATGGTATATTTGGTATTTGTGGAACTTCTGCCTTTGGAATATCAGGCAAATCAACTTTATCTTCTTCTGCTACCTCACCGAATAAACCAAAGACACCATTGATCATATTCTCAAGATTACCAAGACCACCATTAAGCAGTCCAACAAAGACATTGATACCATCAAATATTCCCCCAAAGAGGAAACTTACAGTTCCATTCAACAGATTAATGACTCCATTTATCATGGAGATAAATGGATTGAAAAACATCATTGGATTGCTGATGGCCTTCATAAGCCATTGAACTGCAGATCCAAGGAAGATTTGAGTAAAAAAGTTTATTAATGTATCAAAGAACCCCTTGACTGGTGCTGTTACCTTATCTGTTATTGTTTTTCCAACTGATCCTAATGCACTACTTTCTAAATTATTCTCTTTCTTTCTTTTCTTCTGTTTCTCTCCAGTGATCCTATCACCCTCTACATCTTTTTTCTCATTAGCAATCTGTTCAGACTCAAGGTCGAGCATATCACTAAGATTCTTCTCAATCTTTCCTAATCTTTCAGAAACATCACCTAAAAACTTCTGTATACCCTCAATTTTACCTGTCTTCTCCTCCTCTGGTGAGTCTACCTCTGCCTTTAACATCGTTGCTGGCGGAAGACTAATCATTGGTGACGAAGGTTTTGACGACTCCTTGCCCCTCTTTGAAGTTTCATTTACGAAAGACGTAAAATTTATCTTATCTTTCTTTACCTTAAACCTTCCTGTATTTCCCTTTACTCTTTTAAACTCATTAGTAAGTAACTCAGTCTCCTCTGTTGCCATATTAGTACTTGACAACCTACCAGCCATCATCTTTTCTCTTAAAAGAGACTTGTAGGTAGCATAGTCAAGGTCAATGGCATCATCAAGACCCAAAAGGTTTAAGATTCTTTCATCGATTTGTTCAGAGACAAGATCCTCTTCTCTTGAATCCGGTACATAAAGAGCCAACGCATCGGATGGTTTCTCATTCCTAATGGAATTAAGCAGGTCGTTAAGCCCTTCTGGCATATTTTTATCATCGGACTCTGGATTAATCATTGGTTAGCCTTTTGCTTTTCCTCTTCCTCTTTAATATGATTTTGAAGAAGTGCCACATAAACATCACGCTCCCAAGGCATCATGTTTTCAATCTCAGTTAATGAATATTTATGGTACTGCATCAAGGCAAAGTTTAGTCTAAAGTATGACTCAAGACTCATGTGAGCCATACCTACGCGAAAAAACTTGATAGTCCTTCCAGTACAACTTCACTCTCCACTTTTGTATTTGGATTAGTTACTTTCAGTTTGTGTGATAACTTAGGCATTGTCTCAAAGAACTTCTCAATCTGTTTGAATTGAATTGAGTTCATACCTTCAAGGAATTCCATCACTTCTTTCTTAGTAACATCATCTGTACTCCAGACCTCCTCTTCATTGTAAATCTTAGCCACACAAGTAGCAATCAACTCAAATGACTGATCAAAGTTAGAATCATTGACATCAAAATTATTTTTAATGAACTGTTCAAGTGATGGATATTTCATCTCCATCATCAACGTATCATCCAATTTAATTTGTTTAGTGTGTTCTGGATCCTCAGTGACTTCAATTTCATCAATACCAATTGTCACAGGAATCTCAGTGACACCATCATCAGGAGCAATAATATTAATTTCAACTTCTTCACCAACAGACTTACCACGAATGTTCAGGAACAGGAATTCAATATCAAAAGTGGGAAGATGTTCTACCTTGATACCTCTTGTGGAGATACAATTTTTGATAACTGATTTGACAGCATTTGTAATTTCTTTCTGATCTTCTGTTTCTAGAGCAAGAACTAGAAGTTTTTCTTCCTTGACTAGGAAAGGTCTATACTTGATTGTCTTTTTTGTCGAAGGCAATAACAACTCATATGTTGGTGTAGCAATTTTTGGTAAAGGCATAATATCCTATAACGAGAAGGTCAGTGAATTTATTTAGTCTTCATCATTGAAGAACTGATTGTAATCATTTAAGACTCCTTTCTTAGTTCTGAATCTGACATACCTAGTGTATGCAAATGAGACACTAAGTTTCAACACCTCACTCTGGGCATAAGAGATAGGCATTGAGATGATATTTAATGGGAAAGCATCAACGAACTCATAAGAGAGTTGGAAGTCTGAGAGATCTTTCTCATACTTAGTAACAAAGATTGGAGCTTTGTATGTTTTAGGATAGTTCATCCTATAATTAACACCACCAGATCTATATGTTGCTCTAGGATCAACAGCACGTTCTGGTTTAACATTCATACCAGAGATCCAATCAACCCACCCCTCAAAGAATTCAACTACACCATAATCTTTATCGACATAAAATGTCATATCAATAGTTGAATCAAACTGACGACGGTATGCCATCCTCTCACTAACACCATGATAATCATTCGTCACCTCATGAGTGGCGAATGTTGTTCCGGGTAAGGATGTTTCATGACAAAGGAGTTCTATATTTTCTCCCTCTTTATCATAATTAAACTTCCTATTAGAACTATTAATAAATTTTTTAACTTTGTCGGGGGGTTGAATCATTACCTGATAGACAGATGTTTGAGCAAGATTCAATATCTTGCTCTTCAAAGCCCCAGTACTAAATGATTTTGGACTTGCACCAGGCATCTATAAATAAGATTGACTACTATTACTATGTATGTGAGTTGTGGGAGAAAGTATTAAGTCTAAATTTAGACCATCTAATCCTCTTAAGTATATGGGTGATCCCAACAATATCATTTGTCGTTCCTCATGGGAAAGAAAGATGTGTCAGTGGTGTGACACACAACCAAATGTGTTGAAATGGGCGAGTGAAGAGTTTAGCATCCCATATGTCTCACCAAAAGATGGCAAGATACATAGATATTATCCTGATTTCTTAATCGAATTTCGTGATGTCAATGGTAAGACTAAAAAACAAATAATTGAAGTAAAACCCAAAAGACAGACAAGACCACCTGAAAGAAAGTCAAGGGTCACTAAATCATATCTCTATGAATCAGTCACATATGAGATAAATATGGCTAAGTGGAAGGCTGCTAGTGAGTTCGCCAAAGATAATGGGATTGAATTTAAGATTATCACTGAAGACGAACTAGGTATCAAACAGAATGGAAGAGGAACAAGAAGAGTACCTAAAAAGCGACACCCTAAGAACAGACGGTCTCATTGATGTTTGTGCTGGAATATCTGACTCAGACGATAAGATGTTGGAAGTCTTAGAAAGATTGTCAGAAGTTGAGATTGTCCCCAATGTAGGAAGATATTACACTTTCATATATAACCCTAAAACTCCGCGTATTCGATATGATGAATACCCACTTATTGCCTGTATAGAAGTTAATCGATGGGGATTCAGGGGTGTAAATTATCATTGGGGTAAGTTTAGAAACTATACATGGGATGAAGTACAGAGCAATCTCCATGTAATTTACCCAAGAGAACTTGAAGACCTGAGGTCTATCG